AACTTCTAAAGAAAAAAAAGGTGAAAAACAAAATCAGTAGTTTAAGCAGCCATGTAATTATTTGCGGTTTTGGCCGAAATGGAAATCAGGCAGCGGAAAGATTAAACGCGGTTGGTATTCTCACTGAATTAAAACTTCAAGATGGTCGTGCTTTAGGAGAGGTTCCTGACATTATTAATTTCTTTGTTAGTCTTGGGGAGCAAATGCAAGAAGATAATTTAATTGGCCAGCCTGACGAAGTAATAATGACACCTGGCGATGCCAAAAAAGAATATTCAGAATTATTCGGAAGTGATGCCCATATGGATCGCAAGCACCCGAAACATCAGTTTGTCGTTGATCGCGTAATGGAATTACAGGAATTAATGACACCACAAATTCAAGGATAACTGCGAAAGCAGCCCTTAATGCAAGCTGTAAGACAGCGGAACAGCAAGCCTTAACTGCAAGGATGACCTCTTTTTAGGGATAATCAGACGAAATTAAACCTTTAAATTGAAACAGAACAAGGAGTTTGTGTTATGTCAACACAGATAACAACCGCGTTTGTTAATCAGTTTTCAGCCAATATTCAAATGCTTTCCCAGCAAATGGGAAGCAAGCTGCGCGATACAGTGGATGTTGAGACTGTCAATGGAGAACGTGCGTATTTTGAGCAAATTGGCTCTGCTGCTGCTGTTAATTTTTAGCAGCCTATTATAGCAATATAATATGGAAAAACTCTGTGAATTGCTGGGAAATCTCAAGTAGACAATCAGCAGCCAAGCCTGGAAACAGGAAGGTTCAACGACTAGCCGAAAGGCGTAGGGTCAAGTGATCCGAAGCGCAGAGCATCCTTTGTGGATGATGATATAGTCTGATCTATATGGTGACATATAGCAGCCGAAAGGCGATCCTGGATTAACGAACCAGGGTGAACATAATGTGAAAGAACAAGCAGACATGCCGATACACCAATTATGGATACACCCCATGCTAGACGTATGGTCACAATGCGAGATTTTGAGTATTCAGATCTCATTGACCAGCAAGATCGTATCCGACTTTTAACCGATCCTACCAGTAGCTATAACAAAGCAGCTGCTGCAAGTATTGGCCGAAAGATGGATGATGTAATCATTGCAGCAATGGGTGGCAACGCCTATTCTGGTGTAAGTGGTGGTACAACGGTGGCCCTACCTTCAGCGCAAAAAATCGCGCATGGGAGTGCTGGCTTGACCATTGCTAAATTGCTCGAAGCCAAGAAAAAACTTGATGCACAAGACGTTGATCCTTCTATTAGTAGATACTTTGTTTGTTCGCCAGATCAAATAGAGGATCTATTAGGAACAACACAAGTAACCTCAAGTGACTTTAACACTGTAAAAGCACTAGCTGCTGGCCAAATGGATAGTTTCTTAGGGTTCAAGTTTATCACAAGCAACCGTCTAACAGCTTCTGGTAGCAATCGACTTTGCTACGCCTGGGCTGAAGATGGGGTTAAAATGGCAATGGGTGCGGAGCCTAAAGCGCGAATTGAAGAACGTGCCGATAAATCCTTTGCAACCCAGGTTTACTACTGCGCCTCTTTTTCAGCCGTAAGGATGGAAGAAGTTAAGGTCGTAGAAGTAAGCTGTGCAGAATAGGAGGTGACATTATGGCTACTGTATATAGTACACAAGTAACGAATGCCACAGCTGTTCCTGTTGTGATGAACCCAGCGTCAGCTGATAGTGGTAGAGTACGAGTTAAGGTTGGTGAATATGAGGCCAGTTCTTTAGCAAGTGGAGATGTAATCGACTTGTTTAAGCTGCCGAATAAAGCCAGGATTTTAGCTGGTTCTTTAGCGCATGATGCTCTTGGATCTAGCACCACTTTAAGTGTTGGGTACAAAGCTCATAAAGATGCTGATGGTACGGATGTAAGTGCTTCCGCTGCTGCTTATAAAGCTGCTGCTGCAAGTACATCCGCGCAAATCGTGGACATCGTTGCAACCCTAGCTCTTGGTAACAATAGCGTTATCAATGCTGATGGGGATGGCATGACAGTTACCGCCACAATGGGCGGTGCAGCTGGCACAGGCACAATTGTCGTAAGAATGTTTTACGCAATTGATTAAATGGTTGGGGGGAGAAATCCCCCCTTCTTTTTTTATGGGGTATTTAAATGGCCAGTAAAGTTGACATTGCTAATTTTGCATTAGTAAGCATTGGTGCAAAGAAAATTACATCAATGACCGAAAGCGTAAAAGAAGCCCAGGAAGTAAATCTGCGGTTTGATAGTGTACGAGATTTTGTATTTAGATCTCACCCTTGGAATTGTTTGACAAGCCGTGCAGCTTTATCCCAGGATAGTTCTACCCCGACTTTCGGTTATTCTTATCAATATATATTACCGACAGATCCAGCTTGTTTAAAGGTTTTGGAATTTAATAACGGTTCATTAACCTGGCCGTATGATAATATGACAAACCAGGATGGCTCAAGATTATTTTCAATTGAGGGTAAAAAGCTTTTAACAAACGAAGCCACAGTTAAAATTGTTTATATCGGTCAAATCACTGATACAACACAATATGATGCTTCCCTGGTTGAAGTTTTAGCAGCTGCTATAGCAGCCGAAGTTTGCTATGCAATCACCGGATCTAACGGTTTAACTGACCGCGCAAAAGTAGATTATGAAAATAAACTGCGTAATGCACGTTTTGACGATGCGACAGAAGGATCAAATCAGAAAATCGAAGCTTCAGACTTCTTAGAGGCCAGAGTATAAATGGTAAAAGCAGCACCAGCTTTATCGGCTTTTGTAGCTGGGGAGTTAAGCCCAAAGCTAGAGGGCCGTGTTGAACTTGAAAAATACAGGCAAGGCTGTGCTGAACTAACAAATTTTATGGTTCTTCCTCAAGGTGGGGTAACACGTAGGCCAGGAACACAATACCTAGGTGAAGTGAAAGCCAGTGCTAATTTCACCAGGCTTATTCCATTTCAGTTTAAAACGTCTGACACGTATATTTTAGAATTTGGCAATCAGATTATGCGTGTGTATCGCGCTGGCGGTCAAATCCTGGCTGGGTCGGCCAAAACCTTATCGGCCATGACTAATGCTAATCCTGGTGTTTTTACCACAAGTGCAAACCACAATTTGGAAAATGGGGATGAAATCTTTTTAAATATTTCTGGGATGGCTTCAACTTATTTACCCAATTTAAAAGACAGAAATTTTAGAATAGCGAATAAAACTAATACAACATTCACCCTGACGGATTTGCATGGAACGGCAATTAATACCACCAATGAAGGTACGTTTTCAGCTGGCGAAACTCAGACCGTTGATGAAATCTTTGAAGTAGCAACGCCTTATACGTCAGGTCAATTACCTGATGTTAAGTTTGCTCAATCAGCTGACACGATGTATTTGGTTCATCCAAGCCATGCGATTAGAACATTAACACGAAGCGCAAATAACAATTGGACATTTGCGACACCTACATTAACCAGTTCAAGCACATCATCAATTTTAAATTTAAATGCAAGCACAGATAATTACCCAAGTGTAGTAACATTCTTTGAACAAAGATTGGTTTTTGCTTCCACAAACAATAATCCGCAAAGTTTGTTTTTTTCTAAGAATGGTGCATATGAAGATTTTACTGTGGGTACAGATGATGATGATGCTTTAGTTTACACGATTGCGAGTAACCAGGTTAATAAAATAGAATGGCTTTCGGCCACAAGGGTCTTAGTCATTGGAACGTCTGGTGGTGAATATGTACTATCTACAAGCAGTGATAGTCCAGTAACGCCTACAACAACGCTCATTAGAAAATAT